GGCTTTTTCTTTCGAGCCTCCGCTCGCTGCGCCGCCCGCTTTCGGGCTTCCTCAACCTTCCTGGCATGGCTCTCCTGTCCGCGCTTGATGTCCTCCTTGATATTGAGCCCCTCCGATGCCTTCGCGGCAGCAGACTTCCATCCCAACAACTGTCGAATCAACTCATTCATGTCTAGCCTCCTAAAACAGCCGCCTCATCATCTTGGAGATTTTCCCCCATCAACACACGCTGCATCGCATCTGACTTTCCGTGCGGTGTCGCCCCCGGGCGACTAATACGTTCGTAAGTCCGTTTCGTTTCCGCCGGCCGCTGACTACCGCCCGCCTGCTGCGTATCCGTAACAGGGAAGGTAACGATATCGTCCAGTTCACTGAAATCACTCAGCTTGGCAACAAGCTTAAGCAGTCTGTTGGCGTCCAGGCTTCCGCCTTGCGCTTCGATTGCCGGCATCAATGGAAGCACATACTGCTGCATGACGAGGCCAAGCCGCTGAAGCTTCAGGGCCGGTGAATCGTCAAGCAAGCTGTACACGTCAATGTCAAGATCGAACTCGTCAAAGTCGCCCTGGCGAGAGTCGCGACTCCATTCAACGGGAATCGAAACGCCGGGCAATCCAGGGAGAGGCTTCTCCAGCGTCCTCGTCTTCACCGGATCATGCCACTCATACCAAGCCAATGCACGGAACACCTCACGCGCAACCTTGATCATCTCCCCTTGCATATCCCGAAGCTGAGCGCCGGCCGCTTCCGTCAATAGCCTGTCCTGCCCAAGTGTTTCCGTCATAGGGGCAAGACCACCCAGGGAGTCGAGGTTGCCGCCGAAGTATGACGCAAGATCGCGAACCTGCATGAAGAACGCCAGCGTCTTGGCGTCCACTCCGCCGGCCTCTAGCTTTTCTGGCTTTCCCCCGGAAAATCGAATACCGTCGCTATCTCTGGCATTCTTGAAGTTCTCGACACCTTCTGAATCATTGCCGGTAAAGCCAAGGACTCGCTTTTGATCGTCCGCCTGAGTGCCGAGCTTTCGGAACAGCGCGTTGGCAAGCTCGTGCAAGTCTCGCCAGATAGCCACCGGAGGAAGTGGCAATAGATTGCCAGGTACATCGTCAAAGCCAAGGATATAGTAGGGTCCTCGCGAATCCCTCTCGTAATCAACCACCTTGAGAATCTTCTTGTTCCTCACTGCGTAAGTGATCAGCACCCCATCGGACGGCACCCAGATATCGCGTAGCCACACACGTTTTTGGTAAGAGGTCACGTTCGTGCTGCCAACGGAAATCCCCTCGGCGCGCGATTCTCCATGCTCGCCGATCACCACTTCCTGTTCGCCGTCATCGTCGGTCAAGTCCGACTTGGCCTTCTTGTCAAACCAGTCAGAATCCTCAATTGCCTTACGAGTCAACCAATACCCATTTCCCTCAAACTGAATCTGCTCGCGCCGCTTGGCCGACATGTCGACAACGTAATCATCCAAAGTCACAACATCCACAAACGGCGCACCGTAGGCGTGTTCGAGAATTTCGCCGACACGATGGAGACCAACCTTGAGAATCCCCATGGAGAACAACGCCTCCGTGGCAACCCTGCGAAGCGTACCCGCCAAGCCAATCTCTTTCGGAATTTGATTGATAGCCAATTCAAGATTCGCCGCAGTTGGCTTCAGGGCAGGGTCCACGGCTGAAAAGAGTGCTCTCGGTGCGCGAGGTGCAAGCAACTGCACGTAAATCTTGACTGCCAGCTTCAGGAGATTCACCGGCACCTTTTTGGCCGCGCCCTCATCGCTGTAGTGGAACCCGACGAATTCCTTCACGGCCTCGATACGCTTCCGCCGGGGAGTCTGAAGCTGATTCTCCGACCACTCGATTGCCTCGGTAAGCCGTTTAAACTGCTTTTCGGGAAACTTTACCATCACCACCCCTCAGTCAATTCCTTGTTCGGCGAGCGCGCAGCCCGCTCTCGCATCTTCTGTCGCCACGCTAAGCTTCCAACTGGAATCTCCGTCGGCTCTTCGTTCTTGAGAATCACGCGCCGATCGGACATTATTTTCCAAGCGAGCGCATCGGCCATCACGCGATCGCCGTGAGAAGCGCTTGCACCGGAAGGATCAAGCTCACTTCCGGCCATCTGATGAATGACTCTGTCGTCTGGCAAGATAACGTATTCGAGCGTTTCCTCTAGTGCCTGCCTGGATCGATTGATAAGCCGCTGCGATTCCACGGCAGATCGATACGAACCCAGCAGGACGAGCTTCCCCTGCTTCGTCGGTGCCCAACCTGGAATGTCAGATACCTTCCTCTTGATCGAATCATCGTTCTGCCTCAGGTAGATTTCTCCGTACCCGAGTTCCATGATTCGAGCGCCGAACTGCCGCCCCGGGCCATTCGCCTCCCAGATGATGAGCGGCGAGCGACCCGATACCTGTTTAAACCACCTGGCAATCGCAATGGTCTGCGCGGCAAAAGCTTCCGGGCGAATGTAGGGCGAAACGTACTCGAAGATTTTCTCATGAGTCACGTTGTCGTAGCCGGCAAGGCACGAATTACTGGCGCCGGTTCCGGCCGACACGTCTGCCCCAATAATCAGCTTGTTGTCATGGAGCGGCCTATCCTTCGAGTCGAGCATGCACCACAAGCGTAAACGCCCCATAGCGTTGGCGCCGTAATCAACCGGATCACCAGTTAGCTCATCGAAGGCAAGATCGCCGATGGCAATCGACGGACGAACGCAAGCCGTGATTGCCGCTTGAATCCTGTCCGGATGGAAGAACTGGCCACCGGAGCCGAGATAGTCAATGTCCAACTCTTGCGCGATTTCCTGCGGCGACCCGGCACGTTCGCATTGCAGGTCATACCAAGGGCTACGCAGTTTGCCATCCAAATGCGGCTCGTAGTCGTCTGGATAGCCGGCTGGGTCCAGAACCTTCAGGCGGCCATTCTCGTCGGTCGTGTAGAGCCCGATATTCTTCGCCGGGTGGACCGACCAGTGAAGTCGGAGCTTCTTGATCCCGCTCTGGCGAACGGCATAGAAGGCATTATTCACGCCCTTGGGCGTGGAGTTGAAGATACGGCAAGACGTTGCATCGCGACTCGCCGTCAACACCTCAAAGCCATGCTCGGCAATAGCGAACTCGTCCAGCAGCATCGCCGTCGGCCGGGCGCCACGAGAGACGTTGCCCGTCGTCGACTCGCCGGTGATGACGGATTTCGTCTCCGGATTGTAGAGCTTTAGCTTGGAGCGATGGAGGTTCGCGTTGTACCCGCGAGGGCGAAGCCAAACGGGCAAGCCGTTAAGAAGAAAGTCCAGCTTCCAGAAGAGGGCCTTTGGATTCTCTGCCGAATCCACGTATTCCTCCTTCCAGGAGATAAAGAGGAATACGCGGCGCATCCGAAACATCCAAACGTGGAACGGAACCGCGCAGCAGAGCCAGGAGGCCCCCACGTCGCGCGACTTCTCAACCAAGAGGTCGTGCCCGTGCGTGATGGCATGAAGCAGTTCCCCGACGGCTTCTACCTGGTACGGATAGAGAATAAACGGAAGCTTGGGATTCTTAATTTCCGGGCGCGGATCGTGAGTCCAGCAGAACCCGTTAATGAAGAAGACGGGATCGGCGGCACATGCCTGCTCGATAACCCCGGCGAAGGTAGGGTCTTCCATGACTCGCCGGTGGACCCGCGCGCGCCAGCGAAGATTTTCGATAGGATCAGTAGGGACGAACTGCCTGAACGGAGTAAACACTTAGACCCTTCGCGGCGCTTCCTCTCCTTCGTCTTCTAGAAGCGTGGCGAGCATCGCGTCGATTTCCTCTATCGCTCGCTTACTCGCCGCCTGTAGGGTCTGGTCCTCTTCGTCCTTCCTGCCCTCGATTTGATTCACCTTGGTCATGAACTCCTTCGGTGAATCCAGCGCTTGCTGAAGAAGAAAGTATGCCGAGTTGTTGGGACACGTCGCCGGGAATTCCTTGGTTCGCAAGTAATGCCCGGCCGCGTCGATTGCCCACGCTAGATTCTGACGATAACTCTGATGGATATCCTCACACTCAATCCGTTCGTTTGCTTGCTCACGCTTGATAGTGTCAACTACGGAGCGCGTGAGCCCCTGATCCATATTCTCCCCTCTCTTGACCCCATTCCTCACGAAACGATTCCGAAGGGTCGTCGGCTTGACGCCGTAGTCGGCCGCTATCTCTTTAAGCGGTTCGCCGACAATGTACCGCTTGCTCGCTTCGAGGAAGTCGGAATCGGACATTCGCTCGCTGGTCTTTGACTTGCCGCCTTCATTCGCGATAGCCTTGAGATACTTGTTGATCGGAGCCATTACACCTTCTTCTTCTTGAAGCCTTTCTTTCTCTTCTTCGGCTTCGCCTCGGCCCCGTACTCCCCAGTCCACCTTCGCGCAAGCTCGGGCTTCTTCGCCCATAGATACCTGCGCTGCTTTTCGGAACGAAACGGCATTAGTCTTCCTTGGCAGTGAAAGCAGTCAGCGCTTTCTTTACCTTTGCCTCTGCATTTAATTTACCAGCGCGATAACCGCTCGACCAAGTATCCGTCAGCATATGCTCCCACTTACTGGGCACAGGCCAGCGATGAGACCAAAGCCAAAGGCGATAGATCGCGATGGCAATCCAATGGAGGCCGACCGGGTAAGCGACTCCTACCCTTTCGAGAATGTCCTCGTAAACTATGCGATAACCCCAGGGAGCCGTCTCGTAAAGCTTAATGCGCTTTGCCAGTTTCATTCGTTCTCTCCTGAAGGCGGCCGGCAGAGCGCCCCTGCCCCCAGGCGCTCGACGGACCCACAAATGCGGCCTTACCAACCGCAGCAAATTACGAAGCATCGATCGCACAAGCACGTATCTCCGTACCAAATCTGGCAGTCTGGACAGATATAATCGTAGCAGCTATCGCAAGCCGTTACGACTCGACTCTCGCGATTACAACGACCGCACTTCATTGTCCCAACAATCGCAACACGACTTGCGCCAATTCGTCAGCGAAAGGTCCGCCGGCTGCCCAAGCTAATAAGCCAAGGGCGATGACATACACCCACTTATTCTTCGGAAGCTTTGCCATATCGCTCGCTCTCCTTCATTTGCCAACGACAGACACAGCCGAAATGACCCGGCGCCGGAACGACGTGCGTGATCCCGTCTTCGGAGATCACGTAATGCTCGCTTCCGTCTCTCAGGAAGTGGAGATAGACCGGCTTCCAGATTCGACAGAACACGCGAGCATAGGGACCCTGCCACGAATACTCGCGCCACGCTTCGCATGATGCATCATGCTCGACAATCCCAGGCTCCTCTTCCGGCTTCGGCTCTGAAGCCTCGGGGGCCGTCCAAGGTTGCGTGTCCTTTCCGTGTAGCGGCCAAAATCCCATAATCATCTCTCCTCTGTTTGCGGTACTCTTTCAGACTGTCCAGTACGTGACACCTGAGCTACCGGCCGGCAGGGGCGGAAGCCAATAGGCGACACTGAAAGCTTCTTCTGTAACTTCCTCCCGCTTCGTTTCCCTCTCGGGTTCCGGTTGTTTCGTTTCAGATTCCATGAAACCACCCCTCTTCTACTGTTCCGAAAAGCGCCAACGCAGCCTTTACATTATACCATGAAAAACACTAGGTTACGTGAAAAACATGGTTGTATCTGGGTATCCCTCCGCCGCTTAACTCTTATCGCTGTATGGCTTTACGGAACATTTACATTATCCTTATGATGTTTCTTATGGTGGGTAAGTGTACATAGTACAGTTACACTATACGGTACTCTTACGAAAACCGTATGGGAAAGAGCATGAGCTATGGGAAGACGTAGAGTAGGGAAGGGGGTTCTGAAAGGGAAGGGAAGGGGGTCCCGAAGGGAAACTGCCGAAGCTAACGGCACAGTTTTCTAAAGGGACCCCGGAAGGGACCCCGGAAGAAGAGAGGCCCCGGAAGCGAAGGGGCCCGTGGCGGTGAGGGTGGGTTAAGTCTATTCCAAAACGCCACAGACCCCCCAGGGGTGGGATACAACCTGAGAATCGATGGGGCCCCCTGTGGTCTCGAAATCATCAAAACCCTTAAAAACAAGCATTTTGGCCGATGAGGTCACGTCATTGGCCACCATGGGCGCCTGGTTGTATGGGCCACGCAGGGGCATGTGAGCAAAAGCAATATGCACGGTCGTACCATTTCAATTTGCAAGAGTGGCAATCTATTAACACACCCCTCCATGGTACTGCCACCACTAGTGCCATCGCCACCCACCCAAAGTGTAGAGAAACGCCTAAACCCTTGGTATCATGGCACTTACACTGACACCCCCTCGGAAGTGCAAGTCATTAGAGTTTACGTTTACGACGTAACCCTCTGATAATAATAGACTTAACCCTTCTATTCCCCAAAACCTTGTGTATCTCTATATAGAGAAACGAAAAATCCCCCATTGGTATTATATATATATACACATACACACATACATACATATACTATATATTAATCTCTTGTCTCCCTTGGACTTGCGCGTCATGGGGGGTATGATAACCCGCTGATCTACTAGTCACTTAACTCATTGCTACATAAAGACTTACTGACAAATTTCCCGTAACCCCTTGATATGACATGACTTATCTACTCGCCACCCATGAGTACTAGTTTATGAAACTCTTACTCTCCATTTTTCCCAATTTACACTTGCTCTTTGATAGCCAATATCGTACAATACAGGATGAAAGTCTTGTTCGTATGAAAGCCCTGCATTTTGGCAAAGTGAACACTTTTGCACACCACCAAGAAGGAGTATGCCATGCCTGATCTCACTGAGAAATGCCTCACGCCTCGCTGTAGTCAATTGGCCCGAACGCGAGGACTCTGTGCCCGATGCTATACTGCTGCTGCAAACGCAATCTCCAAAGGGCAGGTCACATGGGAGAAGCTTGAGGAGCTAGGACTATCTAAGGCTTCTCAGCGCGATAAGGGGCACGCTGCCCTGTTTCAGAATGCCTTGCAGGAAGCCCTGCAAGGAGAAGCCAACGCCAAGGCCCTTGGATGGCCCACAGGGAAATAGCGTTGCGCCAGGAGTAACCTAGCGCAACTCGACAATCCGCACAACCCACACTGGCCCGCAATCTGATATTGCGGGCTTTTTTCATTCAACCATAATACCCTGAATTCTTTCCGATTTTCTCCAGCTTGCCCTGATTTCGCATGCTAGGTTTCATTCGGACGCATGAAACAATTGGCACCATGAGGGGCACCATGGAATTCGCCAATCAGCTCATTGTCGAAACCACCAGTAAGCGCTTCACAATCCCCCTCCCCTCTCCCCTCAGTATATGGGAAACGCGCGAGTATTGCAGAAAACTCTGCAATGGCGTTGCACCCTATCAGCTTACCCTCTCAGGGGGCGTAGCACGCGCTAGTCTTTTCCCCGTCTCCTATCACTCAGGAGCTTGAATCATGCCAGCCAAGCCTGCGCTGCGAACCACTCTCGGTTGGATCGATGATTGCCACACCAGCCATTTCTGGGAAATCGAACTACCGACTGGCCAGACCGCGCGGTTTCTCCGCCTAATCGATGCTCATTTGTTCGCCGAAAGCCATGGCTGTCGCCTGTCACTTGAGCCCATCGGAGCCTAATCATGCCCGACGGCAAGCGCAAGCGCAGAACGAAGAGTAGGGCACGTCAGCGCTGGTACGCTCACTGGCGCAGCGTGAGGTTCAATCGCCGATTCGGTTTGGAGTAGCACCGTGGAAAGCTTAGCAACGTTCCTTGTTGGCGTGTTTGTCGGTTTCACTATCGGATATGTCGTTTGCAAGCTTCTTTTTCCTGAGGATTAGCACCATGCGTAAGACCATCAAGGTTGTCGATCTGATTGAAGAGGTGAATTGCCGTAACCGGATTTCAGCATGCGACCCGGAAGTGCGAAGAGGATGGAATAGCTTCGCTGAAGGATTCCTCTTGCGTTGTGATGCATACGTTGGATTCACCATTTTCGATGAAAGAGGCGATGGAGACGAAACCCGTAGGCAATACATCATTGCCCCAGGCTTGAAGTGAAAGGCTACACCATGACCCACACCCAGCTCGACTCGTTCGTCGCAGCCTATATCGAGTGCGCCCTCTGGTCCAGCATGGACAATAGCGATGAGAACGGGGGCGACCCTCTCGACTTGAGCTATACCGTAGAGGATATCGCTCCCGATACCCTGGCAACCATGGTTGTCGATTGCGAACGATTCCTGAAAGAGAACGCCAACGATGTCTCCGAAGGGAAAGAGACACCGGAGTGTACGGCAGTCGAGCGCGCTGGCCATGATTTTTGGCTGACTCGCAATGGACACGGGGCCGGTTTCTGGGATGGCGATTGGCCCGAAGAGGTTGGTCGACGATTGACCATTGCCGCGGAAGCTTTCGGCGAGTGCAGTTTGTACGTTGGCGATGATGATTTGATCTACTGCTTTTAAGGGTAGCACCATGTCAAGTCTGCAAATCCACACGAATAACGTTCCGCGCGATATTGTTGAAGCGTGGGAAATTACCCGTCGGGAACGCGAGGAATACGACTACCTTGACTGGGAAGCGATTGAAGCAGGGGAAGACTCGGCCGAATTCGTCCGATACAAGGGTGAGTTGTATTACCTGGGTGACTTTATCACGACCGCACCCGGCCCCTTCAATCATGGATTGCCTGCGGAATTCCAGGAATGGGACGGGTACAAGAGCGATAGCTACTCCTCTGGCCTACTTATTCGCTGGCTCAGGGACGATCGGGACAACCCCGATTTCACCCGTGTTATTGTCGGGTGGTATGCATGTTGATAGTGCCCGACCATGGACAGCCCCTTGGGCTGTCCAGACTCGGTTACTGTTGACCCGGCATCCAGGAGAAATGCACCATGCTGGCCTACGTCTATTGCGCAGATATCTACTGCGAAGACTGCGGGAAGAAGATTCGCGAGGAGTTAGACCGCGAGGGATGCGCGCCGGCCGACCCCGATGATGAGTACAGCTACGATTCGGATGAATACCCCAAAGGCCCCTATCCCGACGGGGGCGGGGAATCTGACACTCCTCAGCATTGCGGCGCGGGCGAAGATTGTATCAACGCAATCGAGCTATCCGACGGGCGCAAAATCGGTGATTGGCTCGGAAACGAGTTAACTACGGATGGGGTGGAGTACGTCAAGGAAGTAATCCAAGAGGGAGGTGAGGTGGCCGAATTGTGGCTGGAGTGGTACTCCCCTTGGTATGACAGTTTGAACACCCTGGAGGCGCAACAATGACTAAGAAACACTTCATTGCGTTGGCCGACGCGCTGCGCGGCTTGGATGTTCCCCCGCGTGTATTGGACGCGCTATGCGAGTTCTGCAAGGATCAAAACTGGCGATTCAACGAGTCGCGATTTCGGGGCTATCTCGCTGGCGAGTGTGGCCCATGCGGCGGGGCTGTCAAGCAATGACGAGCAATATCTTGCTGAGTAGCAAGGGCAACACCATGAGACTGCGATGTTTCTATGATTCGCGTGCGGGATTCTGGAAGGAAATTCGTTTTGGGGTGAATCAATTTCACTGGTACGATCTGGGAATCTGCTCGATTGATTTCTACCCAGAAGAACAAGAGATATGGCTCTATGTGTGGCGCCTCGCGATCTGTTTCGGCAATCACTGCATGGAAGTAACGGGCAACTGACGATTCCCAACGGGGCACAGCATAATGCTGTGTCCGATTGGCAACCGTTGATTGACACTAGGGAGTAGCACCATGAGTAAAGGTATCGATTACGGTATGGGACAAACCAACATCGACCCAGAAAACGGAATCCGCTATGGGGTCATCTCACAATACAGCCTAGACTACTGGGAAGAAGGATCGGAACCCGACTACGGGAAGGCAACATGCCCAGACTGTGGCACCCCGGCGGATGATATCGACGAGGCGCCCGAGGATTACGGTGCCCTGGAAGACTGGGAAGACAACGGTAATGAGTACTGTTGCCTCAAGTGCCGCTATTCATTCGAGGCAGAGGAAGCTTGGGGCGATGAGCCCTTGGGGTGGGTGTACGATAAGGGCGGTTACGAGGCACACCAGATTCGCGACGATTCGGACATATGGGTGACCAAATCGCCCTACTACACGCGGGCTCAATTCTGCTCCCCCTGTGCCCCGGGCGCTTGCCACCTGGACCACCCGATGCCGGAAGGGGAGAAGGCGTACTGCTTCGGGCATGATTGGTTTGAGGGCGGGGTGGCGCCGTACCCAGTGTATCGCGTGGAAGATGGTTCTCTTGTGAAGCCTAAGTAAGGCTAACCTTTTCGCTATCCAAGGAGAAGTACTATGGCGAGACTACTACAGGCAATTGAGGCGCACAAGGCAAGGATAGAAGACAGTGGAATGGAATTGAAACAGGCAATTGTGAATGCACTCGTTCGGATCGGGCAAGGCGATATCGAAGAGGCTTCCGTAGTTATCCTGAGGGGTGACAGCCGTGGGCTCTCTTTCGAGATTGCACTAACAGTATATGTTTGTCGCGAGGACTTCTCGGATGACGATGTGATTCCCGCTCTTAGTCCCAACCACATCGATCTTACTGACTGTAGCATTGGGAAGGAGACGATTTTCCTCAACGGAGATATTGTCGTTCCGGAGATAAGTGATATTCCCGTCGAGTAACAAAGGAAAAGCATTATGACTGGACAAGAGGCGGTAGTGAAATATCGCAATAACGAGAGTCTTCAAAAGGCGAACCTTCAAGAGGCGGACCTCTGGAGAGCGGACCTTCAGGGGGCGAACCTTCGAGAGGCGAACCTTCGGAAGGCGAACCTCCAGAGAGCGGACCTTCAGGGGGCGAACCTTCAGAGAGCGGACCTTCAGGGGGCGAACTTTCAAGAGGCGAACCTTCAAGAGGTGGACCTTCGGAGGGCGATTTTGTGTGATTGCAACCTAAACGGAGCACGAATCACGTTCCGAAGCAGAGTCATTGTCGTTCGCTTCGAGTACTTCCACGATGACGTTCCCGTTAGGTAACAAATGACCGTCAAACACGGGCCGTCAACAGATGAACGGCCCGGACTTGACTGCCATTTTCCCGAAGAGGAACACCAACCATGAGTGAGCAACACGAACGCAAGCCTTTCCCCGAACAGAAGCCTCGTCTTGATTTTCCGGCTTCATGCTTCTGGAAACCAGCCGAGAAACCCAAAGGATGCACCAGTAGGCGATCCGTGCGCTTGCAAGGTAAGTATCCCAAGCGAAGAGTAACTTCACAATGACGAAGCGAGAACCGAACAGGGTATTCCTCGGTCTGGAACCTGACCCGAACGATACCCGAGAGCGCAATGCTTTCGGATACACAAAAGGATTCGGGAAGGCTTCAGAGGAATACTACAAGCGACAGGATGAAATGATTGCGAAGTACCCGCAGGGCACTCTCGTTCTCTTCATGGTTCAATCGGGCGAGCATAGCATGCTTGCCGGGCGCCCCGGTGTCGTAGTTGGCCATCGCGGGGAACTGATTGAGATACAATGTTGCGATCCTGGAACCGTGTACAACGGAGAAATCTATCTCACTCCGGGAGCTAACTTCGAGAAACTGGATATTCGTCAACGCGCAAATCACGAAAGGGTTCCAGATGACAGTTGAAAAGAAATTGCGAAGTGCGCTTATCGACCTGGTTCGAGTCACTTACGAAGAAAGAGACTTTGCAACAAGAAAAATGCAGATTGAAAAAAATGCACAAATGGCAATTGCGGCTGCTGAAGATGCATGGGACGGTCAAATAACTCCAGTCACAATTGTTCTGCCTGAAAAACCGGAAATTGTTCATTGCATCGATTTTGAGTATGGAGATTGCCTTTTCAGTATTACCAGTAGTACAAATCTCACCGAAAATTAGTATGACACGCGAACAATGAAGGTAATGCATCTTGAACTACATGACGGCAAATGGTGGATCGTCAAGGTGCCAGATACCGTCACGGAGTGTGGCCCTTACGATACGAAAGATGAAGCAAGGGAAGACTTACGCGGGCTGAAGCGCTTCTTTCGAGACGAGAACGACCCGGAGGAAATTCTCGGCCCAGGTACGGCAAGAGAATGGAGGGAACGACATGCAAGAGCAAGTAGGTAAACTGCGCGATGAGATAGAGATGGTACTGCGCGATCTTACTGAACGCACGAGAAGTGCAGAAGTAATAGAGATTGACACTTGCAAAGCCCAGGCTTTGCTTCGCAGTTCCCTAGAGTGTTTCTCGGAGGGTCAAGTTTCTGTCGGGGTACGGATAGCGAAAATGGCTTGCGAGGAACTGGCAGACCGTGCCAGCGAAGCATCGCGAAATGGCGACGAATGGATGGCGACGATATTAATTCTGCGCCTTGCCGAGCTTTCCCCGTTCGTTGCCCGCCTCCTTCCTTATTGCGACAATCTTGATAGCAGCGAGGCAGCATGAGATGAGCATCGAGAGAGCCTGGGAAGAGTGGACCGAAGAAGAAAAGATTGCTTTCCAGGAGAGGGTAAAGGCCAACACAAAGAAGCTACGGGAGCAAGCGGACATTGCGATGAAGCGCAAGAAGAAAGTGGCGAAAGCTCTTGGCGCTTATGATTACACACCACTCACTTGCCGAACGCTTGCGGGAATCCTGGTCGATCTCGCTATGGGGGATGGGAATCATCGTGATATGGTCCTGGGGGCTTTCCAGCGAATCGCAAATGGAGGTACAAAATAATGCCAAACAGCACGCTTGCACTGTTTAAACGCTTCACCGACGAGACTGGCGACTCGCTCGTAGCTGGCGTTCTGACAATTGCACATCTTTTGTCATCCTGCGAGGAATCGAATAACTCAGAAGGGAAGCTTTTGACTCCTGTCGAGGCCGCTAAGCAATTGAAGGTCTCCGCGAAAAAGGTCTACCAAATGGTCAAGGCAGGTAAAGTTGAGCACATTTGGGTCGGCAATCAGATTCGCATTCCCGCGTCTAGCCTCAGGGACTTCTCGGCTTGTGACTCTCTGCCGGAGACTGTTCCTTTGCGAGTGAAAGATGACTAGTCGCCTGTTCCATTCCTTTGCGGATATGATCCAAGCGTTGATTGACATGCTGGTATACGCCTTGAAGCATGGTGAGATTTGAATGCCCCATAATCTCTGCAATTGTGACAAGATCGACGTTGTGGATGATTGCATCCGTCGCAAACGTGTGGCGTATCGTATAAGGGCTGAAATCAAAGCCGAGCTTCTTCCTCAATTGTCGACAGCGATAAGACAGAGCGTCTTGCGACCAGGGAGCGCCGAAGGTATTCCGGAAAAGCGGCCCTTCGCGAAACTCCATTGCACGATGTTCGCAAATCTCGAAGGCCCGGCCATCCAGGGGGACGGCACGAGCTTTTCTGGTTTTGGCCGTGAATCCGACGGGCAGGTCCCAACATCGATCCCGCCTGTTGAATTCAGCGGCGGTTACTTTTCGAGCTTCCTCCGGCCGGCAGCCAGTGTGTCTCAGTACTTCGATGATATCTCGGAATGGTCGATCCCGGATCAGGCGAACGACCTGCTCGTATTGCCCAGGCCACAGGTAGGTCTCGCGCCGAGCGTCCGCCGGTTTCTTGATCCGGCGGAGCGGGCTGCGCTCTATCAAACCTTGCTCCTCAGCCCAATTGAGCGCCCGTTGGACTGCCCGGATGGCTCCACGTCTTGTACTCGGACTGTTCGTCGCCGCGGGATAAGCATTGTCAACCCAGCGAGTGACATGAAATGGTTTGAGTCTGGAGAGCTTCAGGCCGCGCGGCATGGACTGCCCGAAGCTGAGAATGAACATCAGATACCAGCGGTGAGTGTTTGCTGCATGGTTCGATTCGGACCAGTCCAAGTATTGGTTGAGCAATTGGGCGACCTTGCTATCGCCAGTCAGTGCCGCGCGCCCGGCCATGAGCTTGTAGTACTCCTGCCACGCCTTTTCCTTGTCTGGATCAAGCCGGTAATGCCGATAGTCGATCTTGACGTACCAGCATCGATGGGAGGCTTTCCAGTAGGGCTTGGGCTGTCGCATGATTCTGGTTCCTGTTTCATGAATTCTAGGTTACACTCGGAGTATGCGGGTAGCAAATCGGTGACAAGATTGGCAAAACCGGAAAACGCGAGTTCGCAACCTGTTACCACTAAACGCTATACGGCAACGTAGAAGCAGCGCCAGTGTTAGCGTTCTGGCAGCACGGCGTAGTGAGCCAAAAATCGCATTTTCCCCCGGAAAACCAGCCCTGGCAACGATTTGCGCCGATGCGTTTCGTGGTAAAATGGGGAATCTAGTTCCCTCTTGTGGCGTTCTATTGGAGACAAACGGTGACATTCGGGTGACAGTCGCCAATTTCCAGCATACTCCGCGGGTCGGAGCGCTGTCAAACAATCGGCTCGTCAGAGCCACCAGAATCGCCCAGAATCGGCGATGGTAGAATAGGTAAGCTGGGCCGTCCAGGAAGAGAACGCCCGTCCTGGGGCCGCTGGCGCAATGTCGCGTGGGCGTGAACAGAAAGGAGAAGGGTCAAGTGAAAATGACCGTCGTAGACTACACTTTAGAGGGGTTCTTATTTGCAGCCTTCGTCCTCGTCGGCTGGCCCTTCTACCTGATTGGCCTGCTGGTACACGAGTCTACTGGAGAATGAAATGAAACCGAACGAAATCCCAGGAGCCCCGATAGTGGTACACCCGAATTCCCCGTCCGGGGGGGCGCTCGAAAAAGACCCGGTGTGCGGAAAAGACCGATTCTGGCTGGTTCAGGGATTCGATTCGCGGACACTGAATTTCCACATCCCCGATCCGGGACTATTCCGAACGTACGAAGAAGCCTGCGAGTACTGCAACCGGCATTCCAGCAATTCATGCATTTACGGTTGCCGGTCCGTTATGGTGGGCCGTGTTAACCCGAGCGAGGGAGGGTGATAGTAAATGCCAACAGCCGTGATCTATACCAGATTCAGTCCCCGTCCGAACGCCAAGGATTGCGACTCCTGCGAACGCCAAGAGGAGCGATGCCGCACGTATTGCGAGCGTAAGAAATTCCCAATAGGGGCTATATTCTCAGACAGGAATGTATCCGGCGGGGTATTCGAGAGGCCAGGGCTTGCCGCTGCAATTGACCAGCTTGGGCTACTGTCGCTCAATGGTGACTGCGTCCTCGTGGTCGACTCCGTAGATCGCCTCTCTCGCGACATGCTCGTAGCCCTGACTATCCGACATGAAGTCGAGCGCGCCGGCGCCCGAATCGAATACGCCAACGGAACCCCCGCGGCTACTACTCCAGAGGGGGAACTGTTCTCCAACATCCTGGCCGCCTTCGCGGCCTATGAGCGATCCAGGATCAGGCACGCAACCAGCCGGGGGATGAAGCGCAGGCAGGCTAACGGGGAGTGGTTTGGGAAGCCGCCAGTGGGATGGATGCGAGACCCAAACGATAGCAAGAAGCTGGTGCCGTGCGAAGAAGAGCAAAGAGCCATCAGGGAAGCTAAAGCCATGCAGAAAGACCTTTCGATGTCCTCGCAAGATATCGCCAAGGTCCTCACCAATGAAGTCGGACTGTTTCGCGGCAACCCCTGGTCGGCCAGGACGATTAGGCGGATTCTGAAAAAGGGCCCGCGAACTGGAATGCCCTAGCCACCGGTCGCTTGCTCTTGTCTGTCGGAAGGCATTGCGCCACGACTACCCCACGCCCTGGGCTTCGGCCTAGGGCGTTTTTGTGTTGGCCCACTGCATATTTCCAGCGACCGACGTAGCCATCGATTTGCCACTTCCTTGTATTGACTCGACGCGCCAAGGGAAGGTCGCTCATGATTGGCGCCAGCCTGAGGCGTCCGCAACCGTGCTCGCAGACGAAGAAGTCGTCACTTGTCTTTAACATGGTTCCGCCGCACTTCCGGCAGGTCCAGTCGTGCTTGGTCATTATAACAGCCTTAGAAGGTGTCGCACACTGCACAAACAACATTGAAATTGTGCTTCTTGGCCCATTTGCGTGCGCTGCGCTCCGCCGATGCCTGGCTCGTGTATGAATTGTGCGAATGAATTGGGTCTATCATTTGTCGTCGCGGAAATTCCCATAACTCCCAGATGTATCTGTCTTCATGAGGGAGCTTGTTAACGAAAAGATTTACTTTCGTCATGCCGCTAACCTTTCCGAGAAAGTTGAAACTGACAAGTCATGCTCATTTGCAATCCTCTCGCAGTACCCAGGATCAATCTCAATTGAGATACAACGGCGATTGATTCTCTTGCATACCCTTAGCACTGTACCCGTGCCAGCAAATGGGTCCAACACAAGGTCACCGGGTTTGGTAGTAAGAAGCAGGCATCGCTCCACTAGCCCCTCGTGAAGTTGCGTCGGGTGCCATCGACGACGCTGCCGGGAGTTCCCCGTAACTCGGGGGAAATCGAATACATCACCGGGGACTCTACCTCGTGGATCAGCGCGCTTATCCCCGTGCCGTTGGCGCCAAGATGGAACGCGAATGGCGTGAGGGTATAACGGCGCGTCAGCGCGTCTGAATCTCCACAGTTGCCGATAGTTGTTTCCCAAATCATGCTGGTTGTGCTGTCCGAAGGTGAAAGTCTGAACGCAAGGCTTCACTTCCATGTCCGGATCGACTGACCATTTCATGAAGCTGGAAATGCACGCAACCGAAATCGTCCAGCGAGAATTGAAACTCAGCCAGGTGGTGTTACTCACGCGCAGCATGGCGTATATCCAATCTTCTAGGTGATTGCGATAATCCACCACCGTGAGACGATCCTTATATGCGCCATACTTCAAACCGAGATTATCCGGCGGGTCAGCGAAGATGCACGATACGCTTCCCGGGGGCGTTACCCTGAGGACCGAGAGGCAATCGCCGCAGATGATTTCGTAGTCGCTCATCGGCTATCTCCTTCTCCGTGAATCTGCCGGCGGCGCTTTCGACTGAGAAGCTTCTCTGCATTCTTGCGAGCTACATCTCCCATGTTCAGGCCGAGATCTGTACACAGCGCAGCGATGTACCAGAGTACATCACCGAGTTCAGCGGCAATCGATTGCCTGCGCTGCTTCGTGACCGTATTGCCATCGTCTCGCCAGAGTTTCTTGACTTGATTGGCAACTTCGCCAGCTTCTCCAGTGAGGCCGAGCGTCGGGTAATAGACCGATCCGTCATATGACTTCGTGCGCATCGCGGCAATCTGGTAGTCGTCGAAGGTGTCAATTCTCATTGTCGCGAAATTCCTCCCATGCTTCGTAGGCTTTAGACATGCCACGCCCCCAGGTCTCTCCGTGATTTCTCGTCTTGTCGTACTCGTAGGCGTGACCCCATTCATGAATCAGAATGTCAATCTGTGTTGCGATAGGCGCATCCTTCCGGATACAGATAGTGATTGTTCGCCGATCAGACATGCTGGTCGATCCTTCGTCTCCCATTGCGACACGACGAATCACCACTTTGTTTTCCAGCGGTACTGCTTCCCGGAGGAAGGCGGCGAATTTCTCGAAGCGGTTCATCTCTTCTTCGCCTCGTAGTACAGCATCATGGATAGCCAAAGTGTATTTGCGGTAGCCATCAGGCATGCCCCTGCAAAGCTGAACCACTGATTGAGGCACGGGAAGTAGTACAGGTTCCAATACCCCCAGGCGGTTAGATACAGAGTCGGCATCCACGAAACGCCGTGCATGCACTTGTCTCGGTAGAGGCAGAGGCAGTTGACGAAGAGTGCCAGGCCGCAGACGATCCCGAAAGAGCCGTTGATGTAGTCTGGTATCATGCGGCCCCTCGTAGAAAGCGGAGTGGCACCCATTCCATGTGCGGAAACAGCGTAGCAAGAGTGCTTTGAATGTACTGAACGGGATGCAGATCATGAAGGGAATTCCACGGCCTCGGGTAAAGCAAAGCTTTGCCACCGGCACGGCGAAACGCCTGAACGTTTGCATCAGAGTCGTCTATCAGCAATGCCTCCGACGAAGCGCACATGTACTTACACGGACCAATCAGGAATTGCTTGTGTAGCCACGTCGGCAAATTGTCATAAATCCATTTCGCTTTCGCAGAGGGAACATATGTCTCAAGTGTTGGTGCCGTAAGAATGCATACATTTTTTCGACCAACGAGAGCTTCGCACACATTCAGCAACCAGTCGGCCTCCTTCGACATGGGAACTGTCTCCCAGAAAGTCCTGTCGAGCATTTGCCAGAAGGTGTATGCCGAAAAGCGAAACTTCGTAGGGAACAACAGCGAATTTGCCGCCCGAACAATATCGAAGCCCCATTCTGGATCGTACAGATGAAAGTCGCGAGGCCCCACTTTGCAACCAACATGCTCAAGTGCAGACAGCGTGAAGTCATTGAGAACATCATCGAGATCAAGGAAGATTTTGGTAATCCGGGTCATGCGGCAAGCTCCCTGTTGGCAGAATCGATAGTCGCTTCTGTTGCCATTAGTGTACAGGCAAAGTCTATATACGGTTCCATCTCGGAAAGGACATGCAGGTAACCGAAAGCATTGAAGATGGTCGCGCACAGTGCTTCCGGGAGAGTTACTAGGTGTCCATCATTTCGATCGCATACCTCGTGGCCACGATGAAGTAGCCATGTGTCCATCGCGTGACGCAAAAGGGATTTCATCCACCTATCCGGCGGCACTCCATTCTGCCAATTGTCGCTATCACGAAATTTTCCGTCTGCTTGCTTTCGATGACTGTGCAGGTATTCTGCATAAACCTGCAAGGCTGAAGGCGACAAGAAACCTTCGTAGTCAAGCTTGTCTTCATCGGAAGAACGAGTCGCACCGCTGCCGTATGATTGCATCTCACTCATGCTGCTTTCCTCCTCTCGAACCGAGACTTGTGATATCGTTCATCGCGTCCACATGGCATAACTTCATGGTAGGGTATGCCATTCAGAATTACTGCGCACGCCAGAATGGGCCGATCCTTAACGTGCTTTCCGTACGCAAACTGGTAGGCATCAATATCAATTCCGCAACCAACATCGACAGAGAAGACTCGCTGCATTGGATTTGCTCGCCATTTAACGCCAGCCCGAGCATGGCAATGACCCATTACGACTGGCATTAGCATCTTCCCTGCCATGTTCCAGGCTGGGTGAATACCGCCTTGGCCCGCTCCGTGAAAGTAATACACCCCATCGATAACGTGTTCGTATTTCCAATCCCAATTAGGGGTGCCCCAAGTTTCCTGATAAGATCGGAGATACAGCGCAGGGATATTAGCCGCCTCAGCGAGTCGGAAAACGCGATCGTCATGATTGCCGATGCACACTTTGGCCTGCGGGAATGCTTCATGCCACTTTTGAATCTTCTCTTTCGCGAGTAAGTACTCGTCATTCGAGCCTGGACAATGAGGGTTTTTCGCATGAAAACTGATAGCGTGATGATCTACCACGTCCCCGATGAACACCACTTGCTTGCAGCCCCATTCGTCACGCAGGTCTTTACAGAATTGCAAATACCCTACGTGGGACACGGGCTCGTGTATGTCACCAATTACAAGAACTTTGCTCACTCGCTCCTCCTTACAATCAACTCAACTCGTGGATTGTCCTGATCAATCTCGAAAACTGGCGGCATGCGCAGCATGTGTTCTGGATCGTCATCAATCACCAATCCAGCATCTACGATCCCGTCATACGCGGCCTTGAGCGATCCAATGGCGTTGTCTGCATCTCGGCGACGTTTGTTCGCATGGAAAAAGTGTGCAGTTACCTCAACTGTCGGCCAGGGAGCGGAGTCAATTTGCTCCTCTTCGACGGCTTCCCTTGCGAGGCGCCTGTACTTCTTCGCTGCTGCCGCCTTAGCGAATCTCCCCCGGATGGTCGCCTGGGCAACGTTTGGCGAGAGCACGCGCGGCGGCAGCGGG